CATGCGGAAGGACTCCAAAATGTAGCAAGTGGGACCGCAGCTCATGCTGAAGGATTTAAAACAGTTGCAAGTGGGACCGCAGCTCATGCTGAAGGATCTGAAAATGTTGCTAGCGGAGAATGTTCTCATGCGGCCGGAAGTAATGCACAAGCACTATTTAACAACAGTTACGTCTGGGCAGATGGTACTCAAATTCCGTTCAAAAACACAGCGCCCAATCAATATTATGTGTTAGCAACGGGTGGAATTCTATTTAACAATGGTGCCGCTACTCCTGTTACGAGTCAAACTACTAACAATGCAACCACATGGTCATATTTAGCCGCAAACTCTGCAAATTGGAATAACAATCCACCATTGACCATCGCCAATGCATTAGATCGAATTGCAGCTTTTCTTGGCCCTATTCCGTAATAATAATAATAATAATAATAATAATAATAATAATAATAATTATAATTATATAACTAAATAGTTATATAATGAATTAATCATATCAAAATATTATTAATAGGATTATAATGAAACTACTTTCCAATCTTTACAAGGTTTTAATTCTACAAATACTCGATTTTTCGTATTACAAACTTTAACTTCTTTAGCTCGAACGAAGACTGGGACTATATATTGAGGCTCGTCTGTATAAAACATGCCAATATAAAATATTCGTTTATTTGATAACTCATTCAAATGATTTAGTATTTTATCTGATACATAACCAGTAATTAAAGTATGTACTATTAATTCCTGTAAATATCTAGAGTTGACTTCTACGATCTGTAATATTATAATCAATAACACTCCGGAGCTTAACAATATTATGTTTTTAAGTGAATCTACGTATTCCCAACCATTAGGACCTAAAAAATTATCTATAAATATATTAGTATATTTAGTAATTTGAGGTTCACAACTTTTGACAGCTGTATAAAAGAAAGGTGATAATATAGTCACAAAAATGGTTACTAGCATAGATATGACAAAATCTAACCAATGAATTCCGGTTATCAATTTAGAGAATAATAGAAAATTCAAAATACCTCTTAATAACATTGCAATTAGTGATAATGGAATCGTGTTAAGTTTTTCAATAGTGTATTTACTTCGAAGGGCATTTTCATAAATATAGTTACCTGCATATTTTATAATTTTCTTTTTACCTTTTTTGGCTAGAAAGGACCATACAGAGTAATACGGAATAGCTTGGGATAAACCATAAGTTGCCGCTTTGTTAATTAATTCTTTCTTCGGAACTTTCTTTATCGCATTAGTTGTATATTTCTTAACTTTCTTTACGTTTTCCATGCATTTTATTTTTTACCAAATATAAATATTAAATCAATTTATCCCATGGAAAAGAATACACGCGCTGTAATTTATGTAAGACATGGTGATGACACCCCTGATAAACATAAATATGACGAGAAACTTACCAAAGAAGGTAAAGAAAAATGCAAAGTCCTAACGGATAAATTAATAGAAGAATATGGATTACCTGATATTATTTATTATAGTCCTTTTCATCGAACAAGACAAACGAAAAAGATTATGTTAAATCATATTCATAAAAAACATAATATTAAAGTTAAAAGTGTGTGTGATTATAGATTATCTAGGTTCTTCACTAAAAAACAAAGATTAAATCCTGATGTTAGATCTGATACTTTGGCTAAAGGAGCTCCTGTTAACGAATCTTGGGAAGAATTCAAACACCGAGTTAAAAAACAGTTAAGGGACATGGAAACAAAAAGAACAGAAAAGGTCATTTGGTGTATAACACATACCTTAGTATTAAGCTATGTAATTAAAAAGAAAGGAATAAATCATGAATATTCGATTCCCTATTTGGATACTATTGTTATTACTGTCTGAAGTCGGTAATCCATTTAAATTTTAGTTCGATATTAGGCCATTTTAATTCTTTCTGATATTCCTTATATTTCTTTTTCTCTCGAAAATTTAATTTTTCAACAAAATCATTATACATTTTATAATAAGTCGATAATTCTTGATATAAGGAGATAAAATCTTCGATAAACTTAATAGATTCTTGGTCATCATCAATATTTTTCGAAATAATAGTTAAATAATGCTTTTCTCTAAAATTAATTCCATGTATAATACATTTTTTAAACCAGCTAAAAACATTTAAGTAGTCTCCTTTTCTTCTAGGAAGTAGTTGAAAAAACCTTAATATGTCTTGATTCATTTTAGGTTCCCAATCCTCAGTTATCTTAAGATTAAACGTCCATGTAAAAACATACAATATTTTAAATTTTCCATCGGAAAAGAATTGGTTATTAATTGTTTTACGAATTTTTTCAATGTAACGTAGATTATCGATAAATTTTAAACTGCTATTTATCACAGGTTGAATACAATTAGATTTATCATTCCAAGGTAAAATCGATAGTGTTATATTTTTGATAACTGGTTTAATTCCATCATCCAATTTCGATATTTCATCATAAATTCGTTTGCTATCGGTTGCATAATGAAAAGAAATAACTCCTTCGTTATCAGTTGATAAAGGAATTGTCAACTTAAGATCTTTTTCATCAGCGATACAATATTTACCGATATCTTCTACGTTTACTTTAATTGGTTTGAACGGTTTATCATGCGTTCGAAGATAATACGCTAGCAAAATGATAATCGTGTAACAAAATATAAACAGAAATATCATACTTTGTATTAAATTATGATATTTAATAAAAATCAATTTATATATACAGTATCTTTCAAATTAGATGGAATATTCTCTACTTTCCTATCCAAATGTAATATTTGTAGATTACTTAATGAACCTATCTCAGGAGGTAATGTTTCTATCTGATTATTATTCAAATATAATACTTGTAAATTACTTAATGAACCTATCTCAGGAGGTAATGTAACTATTTTATTGTTAGACAAAGTTAATGTTTGTAAATTACTTAATGAACCTATTTCAGGAGGTAATGTTTCTATCTGGTTATTATGCAAATATAATTCTTGTAGATTACTTAAAGAACCTATCTCAGGAGGTAATGTTTTTATTTGATTATTATTCAAATATAAATACTGTAAATTAGTTAATGAACCTATCTCAAGAGGTAATATTTTTATTCCCTTATTAATTAAAACTAGCTCTATTTTATTGAAAAGCTCATAAATACTTTCTTCATATTTTAGTTCCTTCCTGAGTCTATCTAGTTTGATTAGCAATGAGTAAACCTTGTTAACTGGTTTATCATTAAAGTGTTGTTTCCAATCTGGAAACTCTCTATTTAATTTATATAACCAGATAGCATTTTGTTGACAAATTAATCTGTTCATTCTTGAATTAGTTGAACATAAGGATAGTAAATTATCCAAATCTAACATAGTCGCTATATGAAATAAAACAACTTGATCGAGTTGATCCATTTTCTTTTATTACTAAAAATAAAAGAAATCAATTAGTTAGTTTATTTGTTCCACTTTAGATTTTATCCAATTATCAGCTACTTGCTGTTGCGACATTCCTAATGTAGGTGTTACAATTTGTAATTTGGCCGGTCTTTTCAATGGAACTTCCTCTAATGGAATTAATGTTTTAATAACATCCATGCACTTTTGTTTCTGCTGAATTAACTTAATCATCATTTTAATAGGCTCTCCATCCATTCGTGTGCTTATTCTTCCTCGTTTCTTAATATAATATGTCACCAAAGGATTAACGACTTTCTTTAGATCAGTCGTTAACAGAAAATCAATAGCTTTTCCTTTATCACCATTAAATTTTGCTAATGCTTGTTCTACAACAACCGTATAACCCTGTTTTCTAAGGTCATTAAATAATTTAGTTTGATCGATGTCTAGATATTTCGTTTTCAGTTGATTCAATTCTTGTTTATATCCAATCTGAAATAATTGCTTCTGAATACAGTTCATCATCGATTTTTCTAAATAATATTCATAGTCGATCACTTCGGGAGTATCGGATTCTAAACGCTCTAAATATGTTGATGGTAATCTCATCTTATAACCCAGTAACTGTTTATCTTTGACTCCGTAAGATTTAACAATTAAATATTCCAATCTGTCTCCTGGCGCTGCCGGTTTTCCGATTTTACACAATTCATCTGAAAACACTTTCATACAATAACTCTTATTCTTGTATTGAGCTCCCAATCCTTTGATTACGACTAAATCTTGCCAAGGTATTTCACGCCTAACTAATCTCAGACATATATTAATGATATTGTCATAAGTTTCTTGCATCGATTTCTTGAGCAAAACATCCCATGCAATATCCAAGAACGAATTTCTTTGATATAAACAATTATCTCGTCTAGCTGGGACTACACCTCGAATTTTTAATTGATCTCGTTCTAAAATCGGTTTTCCATCTTTGGTCATTCGAATACATAAATACATCTTCTTTTTAATAGCTAACATAGTATGGAATACTTCTTCTAGTTCTACCTGCATTGGAGGTGGAAATAAAGCGGATAGCTCTTTGGATAAGCCATAAGCAATTTTGTACGCATTGGCAGAATCAGTTATGGCGAGGTCAGGCATGGAAGAATCCGTGTCCCCGTATACTACCTTACCTTTTTTGTTCAATTCTGCATTGACGACTGAAATCGACTCGCGGGATTTAGCTGTAACACATGCTGCTCCTTCAGGTAATGGCAACTTACCTCCCATTTGAGCACCGAGAGAACCATACGCACTGTTTGCGCTGACTTTCAAGGCTAATTGTTTCCTTTCTAAAATTGTCCACTCCAAACCATTTTTCTTGTATTTCTTCTGTAATTCTCTTACTGCATCTCGTTCTGAAATTAATTTAACCAACATTCTCGGTAGAATACCCAATAAATGATCTTGCTTCACGAATTTATATTTATAATGCACCGTTTTAACTTCTTTCGAAACCTCCGGAGTCTCATCATCTGAATCATCATTCTCCGCTTTATCATCTTTACCTTCCGGGACTTCATCCCATTCGATGACGTGACACATTTCATCTGGAACCTTATCCATCATTTCAGGAGGAACGAAAGTTCGATAATCGATATTATGAGCAATCATGACAGACGGGTATAGAGATTTAAAATCATAACAAGGAATGTTATGATAAAGCCCCGGTTCTGGATCTTGAACTAATCCTCCAGCATATTCCATTCTTGGTACAATTCGTTCATCAAGAACAATTCCATCTTTGGACGCTTCATCGTAAACCTGCGACTGAATACGTAATTGTTGACCTCTCGTAAACAATTCTACCATCGTAACTCCCATGACATTCGCTGTTTCAACCAGAGAAATCCAGCAACTAATCTTTTGAAAAATGTCTAGAACTAATTCTGAATCAACAATACAATATTCGACGACTTTCTTCATCTCTTCCATGGCATGTTCTTTTAATGTGATCACGGGAATGTCGGATATTTTAGGATGTTTGACTCCATGCATATCCTTCGGCATATATTGCATGACATGAAATTTCTTAAACACATCATCCGTTGTGTTCACATCTGGATCACTCCTTATTAGTTTTAATTTATCCTTAACATAATCCGATAGTAATACTTGAGGCGTGATCTCTGAATCTTTGGATAATTCATAAGTTTCAAACATCTCACGGGCTGTAATCGGATGTTTAGTTCTACCAAGAAAATATGTACTCACGAAACCTAAGTTGTATAATGATAACTTATAATCACGACGAATTAATGGTAATAAATCAATCATAATTCTTCCATCCATCTCTAAAATATTAATCTCATTATGCCCATATCCACTGGAACCCCATGAAAAAGAAGACATTTTAGTAGGTTCATTAAGTAATCTTCCCATCGGTTTCCATTCTCTAAGTCTTCTTTTGAGCCGCGTATCTAGATACGGATTATCATATCCGAAGATATTATATCCAATCACGACATCCGGATCATATTTAACCACAAAATCGGACAATGTATCAATAAGTTCTGTCTCTGATTTAACCTTGGTTACATTGCCTTTTTTCGTTGGGTTACAATCACCAAATAAAATTAGTTCCTTTTTCCGAGTTTCCGGTTTATCAAGCTGTTGAAATTCACACGAAATCATATAGCATACATGCTTGGAGGAATATGGGTCCGGAAGAGCTCTATGACGGTCTGAAAATGTTTCAATATCGAAGGATAATACACGGGGAGATGTAACCCAAGATCCAGTTTCTTCAGGCGGGATCGGATTCATGGTAAATCGATCGACTACATATTCTTCTTCTAAAGTCGAAATCTTATCCTCTGACATTACCTTCACTCCTTGAATTTCAAACCATTGACAATATTTTACGTTTCGTAAAGTTAATAACTTACGAACAATTGGAATATTCGTTTCCCAAACTTTACACGCAATCATTCCTAAATCTTTCACATTAAATGGTTGATTTAATTTATTCTTACAATTATACATAGATCTAATGGTATTAAACAAAACTACCATCATCGGGTACTTTTTCCCCGCGCGATAATAGTAAAGTTTTTCCGCTTGTTTAAAGAAAAATTTAAAAGGTTTATCTTCCCCTAACATATAACATATTGTATCGAAAACTTGTTGAGCTTTAGAAGCGGTCCAACTTATTCTTTTATGTCCGATAAATAAAGGTAACTCGATGTGACAATACGCTGGAAAATCATGAAATCTTAACAGATGCGGTTTAGAATCACGATTTAACGCCCAACACAGGATAAGGGTCTTCCCATCATCGGAGTCTTTAGTTTTCCAATCATAGGAATGAACCGTGAGATTGGTTACTGTATTATCTGACATAAAATTTTCTTTTAATTTGTAAAAATTAAATATTAATCAGTTTTCATATAATTATGATTATACCTGCTGTACATGTATATCATGAGTTTCGAGAGAAATAATTTGTTTTACGAAACAAATTATTCTAAAAAATCGACTCGTCTTCCACAGCAAAGACAGCAAGAACATTTCTGCCAAAAAGTAGTACCAGATATATGTTTTGCCAGAAAATATAATAGTGAAATGAATATTTGCAATATGGTAGTTGAAAAAATAACAGCTAGAGAACCGACTATAAACCAACTGTTGACTCCAAAATAAATTACTACTATTTCGACAACTATATTTAATATTGTCATAAAAATAAGACCGATTAAAGAATTGCTTGAGAAATCGTCAGCTAAATCAGATATTTGCTTTTGAGTAGCACTTTTAAAGTTAGATCCTACTTCTCCAGCTCTATTACCCCAACTTACATCAAAGACTCTAGCGATAGAATACATCATAAATGATCCTATCATAGTAGGTAAAAATAACCAATAAGGTATGCAAGATTTTAATAGTAATACGAAAGATTTAAGATCCAGAGCGATTAAAGACATTGCAAAAGGAGCCGCCATAATGAAAATAGTACTCCATTGAATAATGATTCTGTTGACCCCGGTAGGAGAAAAAGCCCAGGCTGAAGATTGTCTTATAAAACCAGCTACGATAAAAATCATAGCAAACATATTAATGAAAGCCATCAGATAAAACAAAGGTTTAACAAAAGGTCTATAACGATGAACCCAGATAAACGCATACGTGTACAAGCTAAATATCGAAGTAGTAATTATTGCTGAAACTTGGTTATCGTTTCCGAAAAGAGAAATTAAACCTAAATATAACCCAGACGCGAAAATAGAGGGAGAAATAGAAGCTAGAAAATATGTTAGCAATTGAACTAAAAAAAGAAACCATATAATGTATCTACGAAATATATTATGAGACGATTTTAAAAATAGGCTAGGATTAATGAATACGGTCCAAACATAACAAAACATTGCTCCGTTTAACCATCTTCTTCGTTGTTTGACAAAAGATTCAAAAGAAGTTTCCGCTTGAAATTTAAAAACTGCTCCATCTACCCACGTAGTGTAAGATCCTTTAATTCCATGCGATACTAACGCATATGAAGGAATTCTGTCTTCTGCTAATTTAACATTTTCTATCGTCATGGAAGTTTCGCCAGGTCCTGTTCCCACTATTTTATCGAAATGTTCTAACGGGGTTTCTCGTGTAGGAATCACTTCAGACAAAGGAATATTTATATAATTAGAGTCTACATCATAAGATTCAGAAGAATCGGTAGGATCTGAAGGATCTGAAGGATTGGAAGAAGCATCGCAAGGTTCTAATAACGGTTCGTCTGAATCTATATTAAAAGATTTACCTAAAATAACATCTTCTAGAGGATCTTTCACACTAAAACTTCTTAGAATATGCAAGGCTTTAAAACGAATCATTACACAAGGACCAGGTAAAACAGGTAAACAACCGATCAATGAAAAAGCACCTGTGTAAGTAGCATAAGATCCTTCGTAATCTGCCATTTGCACCAATCTGAAAAATTTTTCAATTATACCTTCGTCCCCACAGTCTTGTTCTTCCGAAGTCATAACTCTCTGTCTTCCAGTACACCCTACACATAACTCGTGTTCTTTCATATATGCTACTAATCTTACAAGGCACCCTTTTTCGAAAAGTGTTCCGCAGTCGGTGAGAAATAATAGTTTCTGTTCTGGATATTTAGTTTGAACATTTTCTGCGAAATTGAACATCCAACTTTGAGAATTGTGTTTTCGCCTATTCAGAGATTTTAGAATTAAGGTAGCTTTTAAAAATCTATTGTCATTACAATCTTTAGCTCCCCTGATTCTAATATTTTGTCTATAACCGTTTTTAACTCTTTGAACAACATAAGTTAACGGTTGAGGTTGAGTCTTTCGTGTTTCAACGGGAGTATTGATTCTCTCATCTTCGTCAGCTAAAGCTTTTTCTTTACAATATTTATCAAGGGAATGACAAAGAGCTCCAAAAACACTTTCATCGGTTCTATTATTGCAGAATAGCGAGCTCAAATACATTCTTGTTCGAGGATTCATTTGGGAATATCCATCGCTAACCAAAACTACATTACAACTAACCAATTCTTTCATTTCGGCTACTTGATCGGCAATAGAAACTAAAACTCTTCTAAGTTCTTCCGGTTCTTCATTATAGAGAGATATTCCTATTATTAGAGAGGGTAGATCGTTTTTATCTTGATGAAAGGTCATATTTTGTGAATTAATTTCAGTCAAACCACATCTACCATCTGTCGGGAAATCTGTTCTAAAATAATCCGTTTTAGGATTTGGTAACAACTCATGAAATCCTCTGATGTTAAGATTGGTTTTGACATCAGGTGAGATTTCTGGGTAATACATAAAATTTTTAAAAACATTAAGTTATAAAATATAATTTCATTTTTTACCTTGAAATTATATAATCAAATTGTAAAACGCACAATACAAAATTAAAATGATATGAATAATTATAACATAAATATGTTATAAATAGTCTTGGCGGGAATTGAACCCACGACCTCCCCGTTAATTTACTTTTGATATTGTTTAAAGCTTAGTTTATATTTTTCTTTACATTTCCCGCATTTAATATCTAATAATTCAGTATAATTGATATACTGTGTAGATAACAATTTATCTCCTTTACTCCTTATGAAATCTTTTACATATTCATAAGTATAACCCATTTTTTCTCAATAAAAACGAATTAGTTTCTAGTCAATATTCTTCCAAAAATTTAAATCGTTTTATGAACCCTTCAACCTAAATAATTATAACATAAAATATGTTATAAATAGACTAGCTGGGAGTCGAACCCAATCGACTGCTTTATAAGAACAGCATGCTACCGTCACATCCCTAGTCTATGGTCATTTTTATACCATAGACTATTCGAGTCTACAAGACTGTAGATTATAGTTATAATTCAAATTAAAAATCAATTTCATTTCTTTGCAGTATTTTCATTTATGTCAAATATTTGTCATTACAAAAAATATTTCAGTATTTAGAATTAACAAGCGGTTAGTTTTCGATTTACACCTGTAAGTTCCAAAACAAGACCCGTAAATGGAGCCGGAGCGGGTAACGTCAAAGTAAGATCATTTACCGGATGAGGAGTTGCGACACCCTCGAACGAACCTTCTACTCCATCATGATTCATTTTCAGTGCCAATTTAACTTTCCAGCGATACATTGGAACGGCAGCCGCAGCGAGATTGTTTGGGTCGCGCATTAACTGTACAAATTCTCCTTTGGCCTTGTACTTATGACCAGATGTTTGTTTCCAAACTCCTACTAATACCGTGTTGTAGGCTCCGACACTTCCTCCAACTGATTGAGTTAGGAATTCAGATGCGTGAAAAATGAAAGTGCGGTCTTCATGAAACGTGAATACTCCATAAGCATCTGTCCTTCTTTCTGGAACATTTGTGAATAACGTGAAATTGAATCCGTGAGATCCAACGATCGAAGGCCTATCTTTGCACCCCATTTTTCTATTGTAATTATTTTTTTTTTTTTTTTAAAATTACTTCATCCAGACTAGATCATTTTTAATTTTTTCCCCATAATCATATAATCCATCATTCAAAGATGTAGGATTAAATATAGATAAAATGATTTTTTGATATATGTCGGGTTCATATAAAATTACATTTTCTACATTGTAAACTCTATAATCATTATCCTCGTCCTGATAACCCTCCCCGTTAGATAAATAATGGTGCCCATCCACTTCTTCCAAAATTTCTTCTAATGATTTAGTTACATATTTTCCATCCAATCTATTCTTCAAGGAGTAATGATCCGGTTCACATATCATCGTCCATAAAGTCAAAAATTCTTTAGAACAAATAAACCATTTTCTATAAAATAACCCTTTTTCTCCGTGTTCTACCAATCCGCATATATATTGTTTAGTGCGAGGTGGAACGTTTTTAAATCCTCGTCGGTACGCAAACTCTCCTGTAATAGTCTCTCCGAATAAATTTAGTTCTCCGTAACACTTCTTCGAAAAGAAAATTTCTTGATTATAATGAATATCATTATTTCTAATAGTTCGATCGGTAGTAAATCCAAAATAATCTCGATAATGTACTTGAATATTTCGATTATATTCATATGGAACGACTTGTTGAGCTTCGGCTAAAGATCTGAATTTTTCCGTTCTCACAAAGTTACATTTGTTTAAATATTGATAGGTTGCCATATACGGATCTTTAGTCTTGACTGTTTTAACCTCTCTAAAAATAAGGTTTTTCCAAATATCCTTTAACAATAATCTGACAGATAAGTTGTTAATAGATGTTTTAGAATAGTGCTTTGTAACCATAGAAAATGGAATTACACATTCGTTATTGAATGTCCTAACTTTTATTGTCTCATCATAAATAGATAAAATTTTCCCTTTTAGTGTTATTATATCGTTATCATCCGTAAAATAATTAAATTCGATAAAGTCCCCCGGTTCATATTTTTTTATTATATTATCAGATAGAGGGTTAGAAATCATAGAGGGTATACTTTTTAATTATAAATGAAATTTAAGATAAATATCAATTTCTTTTTCGAATTAACCGATGATCGGAACTAACGGAACTTTGTCGAAGGTTAACAATTCGATTTTTGTATAAATATTTCCTAGATAATGATGCTTTTTACAGAAATATTGAGCATTACCTATTTTCCATACTCTATAATGATAACAATTCTCTGCTTTACAAACATTTGGAAAAGATTGATCCATTTTAAGTTGTTAAAATAAAATTTAAAATGGTTTATTTAATTGGTATTGCTGGAGGAACATCATCTGGAAAGACATCAACGTGTAAAATGATTCAAGAAAAACTAAAACAGGACGTGACTATTTTATCGATGGATAATTTTTACCTTGACGATATTAAGGATAGGAATTATGACCATCCTCACAGTTTCGATATTCCTTTAATTATTCATACATTAAATCAAATTAAGAGGGGTGATAAAATAATTGAGATTCCTGACTATTGTTTTTGTAGTCATAAAAGAGTTAGTACTCTGAGGATCGAGATTAAAGATTGTGTTATTTTTGAAGGTATTTTAGCTTTGTACGATGATTCAGTCAGACAACTATTTGATATTAAAATCTTTGTAGATACTCCATCGGATATAAGATTAATTCGTAGAATAAAAAGGGACATTCAAGAAAGAGGTAGATCGTTAGAGAGTGTATTAAAACAGTGCGAAAATACTGTAATTCCGTGTCACGATCAATTTATTGAACCGACAAAGAAATATGCCGATTTAATTATTCCTCGCGGTAGAACAAACGTAACAGCTATTAACATAATCATCAATTCGATTCTCGGTCGAATTGATCCAATAACTAATTATTTATGAAAATAAAAAATGGAATATGTTTTAATAACTGGAGGTATGGGATATATAGGTAGTCATATCGCAAATAAATTATTAGAAGATGGAAAAAATATTATCATCGTTGATACTAAAACAAACCCGTCTTTATTTGAGCTTTGGAGAAAGTATATAAAAAACGAAAGAATCGTAATAACTAGATATGATTTGTCATTTCATTCAGATATTAGTATTATGGTTGGGCGATTTAGTTGGTATAAAATTATTGGTGTTATTCATTGTGCCGCTATGAAATCGGTCCCGGAATCTATACAAGATCCGCTGTTATATTATGAAAACAATATAAACTCTATCATAAATTTATTGAAAGTAATGTCGAAACTAAACATTAAAAATTTAATATTTTCATCATCAGCTACTGTGTATTCAGGAAATTCATCTAAGAATATTTTCGATGAGAATGATATTTCATTTCCTACAACACCTTATGGTAATACTAAATTAATTGGAGAGAAAATTTTAGAGGATATATTTAAATCCGATAATAATTGGAGAATTATTTCATTAAGATATTTCAATCCAGCCGTCTGCCATTTAGATGTTACTCAGGGAGACACTGGGTTATTTACATCAGTCGAAAAAGTGCTTAAACATGAATCACCATTTCTTTCAATATACGGTAACGATTATGATACTCCGGATGGGTCCTGTATAAGAGATTATATTCATATAGATGATTTGGTAAATGCACACATTTTTGCGTTGGATTTTATAAAGGGACAAGAACATGGAATGTGTGAAGCTATCAATGTTGGGACCGGGGCCGGGTTTTCTACACTTGAAGTTGCGAAGGAATTCAAAAAGTTAAATGAGAATTTCGAGTATAAAATTATGCCAAGAAGAGATGGTGATGCTGCTGTATCGGTTGCTAATTGTTCAAAAGCTAAACGATTATTGGGTTGGACGGCAAAATTTTCATTACACGATATATGTAAAGATATTTTACGTCGAATTGTGTAAATTATTTTTGTTCAACAAAAATAATTTGATTATTTACTTACTAAATGTTTTCTTAATGGGACTTTATGATGACAGCTAGAACATCCAGCATGTGTGGCTACTGTCCCGAATACATCCCATGGTCTGACTACAAATTTTTCTTTAGATCCATTCATAATCTTTTGCAACTCTTCTTCTGGAAAATATTTCAGATCAATCGTAGCCATGAATACATACTGATCGAACCATTCGTCGCTCATCTGCCAACATCCGTTATCTGGATGCCAATCCATTTCACAGTTTACACCCCATGAATTTTCGACACGGAACTTGGTATATGTAACTACGGTACCATCTCGCGGTTCATTCATATCCACTCCATTGATCACCATAGCATGGGACGGAACACTTGTTTTCATCCACATCATGTCTGCTTTAGAGTTGCGAGTTTCTGTTCCTAATACAGATTTATAATTAAATCTTTCAGTGGACATAGTACCATCCTCAAAATCCAAACAGGCCGTTACATCGCATGCATACCACACAGGTTCACCGGCTATCAAACTTTCAGCAATCGCTCTTTTAAAGGCATTTAACGGTAAATTAATAAAGATCGCGGGATCAGCTCCAACCATATTAGTGGCGTATTCGACATAATAAGGTTTATAATAGTTTTCCGGATATCGAGGATCGTGAATAAAAGTCATTTTAGATTCGAAATTATGCGGAACATGGACGCGAAAGAATTTTTCTGGAGTTAAATCGTTAATTTCATTATAATTTTCAGCTGAATCTTTATATTGCCAATTAAATTTCTTAGGTGGTTCTCCCATAAATTTTACAACCAAATCATAAATTGTTTGTAAGTATTTCTTCTTTTGATTTTCAAATTCCTTTCTCGATACATCTTTATTAGATCGAATTTCCAGACACATTTGATTAAGGATAGCAATAAGAGCATCGTTCATATAATCAGACACCATACAATTGTAGCTATCCTCATAAACTGTTTTCGGAACCAGACCGTATTTCTGAACTAAATTTTTAAAATAAATCCAATATCCACCATCACACATTATATGACTTTTAGGATCGGTAAATACAGTTTGTAAGTATCTGTCATCTAAAGGCTTATTACGGAGAGCCCAGACTCCTTCTAAAAAGACGTTAGATCTTTCGATCTTATCCCAAAAGAACAAATAAGCTGCTGAGAATTCAAATCTGTAATCAAGCCCAAATTTTAATTGCATTGGATATCGAAGAGCATTCAAAGATGCAAATAACCAACAGCGACCAGAATGGTATTGATTGGTAACGCGAGGTTGGACTGGAGGTTTATATCTATATTCGAAATTACGCGTTTTTAAATCCGATCTTTGAAGAGCTAGAAAATCTAAAGGAAGATTGGCTATCATTTCAGCCATTTTAACAGCTTGTAGATTCTTATTGACCTGTTCGGAGACGGACGTAATAAATTCGTGCGTAATAGGTTTAGACTCTGTCAATAAATTAACATATTCTGGACATTCCGTAAATAGTTTTTGCAAGTTAACAAGTGGATCTACCGGTTTTTCATCTACCGGTTTTTCATCTACCGGTTTTAACCTTTTTAGTAAGTTTTCATCAATATGAATATACTCTCCATTTACCTCGAGACCTTCTAATTCCTTTGGAATTTCGGTTCTTGTTACATGTTTATTGGATGATCTTTTCCGAGATTTTTTATCCATCGTTTTTATTCCAATAATTAACAAAAGTTTCAAATCACTTTTGTTATTTTAAAATCATTTTTTATATAAAAGAAAAGAATGAAACCTTATCGAGATATAGTCATACTGATGGCGTTAGAAATGGACGCTCCGAGTATTTTAAATCTATGTCGAACTAATAAAGATATGAATAGATATGTATGTGAAAATCCGATATTTTGGGAGAGAAAATTTAAAAAAGATTACCCCGATAAGAATTATATTGATTACGGAAATAATTACAAAGAAGCATATAAAAACATTTCTAAACTTGTAGAGATAGAAATTGCCACTAGAATTGATTTTATGTCTAGTGATGATAATGAAAATGAAGATACCGAGAAAGAAGCAACTGAAAGCGAAGATACCGAGAAAGAACCAACTGAAAAAAATATTTTTCTTAGCGGATCGATAGTTCTAGAAGGTTTATCGAAAAAAGAAATGAAAACTCAAATATATAATGCCATCACCGATTTCTTTCAGCAGTTATGGGTTTTCGGGTATTATGATATTACAATTGATGGTAATAATATTACTCAAATTGCCAAATTTATTAGACCGGAATATTTTGACGATGTCGATTACAATACTCAGGAAATTTATATAATTCTAGATACAATGGAAATAGTCCATGAATCTGATGAAGATGCTTATCAAAACCTATTATCAGATGTTTTAAACGATTATAATGTTGAAGAATAATAGATATTATTCTTATTAATATTTATTATGATTACTGTAGTTATTGATATTTGTTAAGAATATCAATTATCTCATTTAGCGTTATTCTTTCTTTCATATTTTTAATTAATGAGCGATTTACAATATCGTCTAAAATTACATTACCGGTCACTAACGGAGCAGGATTATCTCTATAAATACTATCAAATAATTCTTTTACGCCAAGATTATTTACAAACGGATATATACCACTGGCTGCTACATAAAAAGTAAGACCTAGAGACCAAACATCACTTTGTTTATAATAAGCTTTTGACTTTAATGTTTCAGGAGAAATATACATATTTGGACCAGATATCTCTCTACAACATTCTAATGTTTCTTCTTTAAATGTGCAATAAGATAAATTAGTACATGCTACACCGAAATCGACCAAAACCGGTGTTAGATTTTTATCAATGATGATATTATCCGGTTTAATATCATTATGAAGAATCCCATTATCATGTAAATATTTGATCGCTTTGACGATATCTTTCATAATTAACAATAAATATCTATATTTTTTATCTTCCGGTTGAGATTTTATATAATTGATTAACGTTCGACCTTCTACCAAGTCCATATCGATCAGAAACGTATTTTTATCTTGAATGTAAGAAGAACCATTAAAACAAACTAGAAAAGGTTGGCACATAGGAGATGAAATCTTGATTAAAATATCGACTTCTCTTTGCAAATCTAGAAACATTTTCTCATCTTGAACCGTAACCGTTTTTAAAGCAATGATTTTATTATCGGATAATCTTCTAGCTTTCCAGACCCTTCCGAAAAATCCAGATCCGATCACACTAATAAGTTCATAATTCGGATAGACAAACATATCATGTCCAGATACTTCAGATACAAGGGTTTCATATTCTCCATAACTTCCAGGATAACCAGCCATGATTTTTATTTTATTCTATAAATTATAATTATTTAATAATTCTTCGATCTCTGTCAAATAATTATCCATTGCTTGTTTACCAGCATTAAATAAAAATAACTTATCTTCCTCTGTCAGGTTGAAATCGGTACTTTTATATTTTCCTATGTCTATTTTACATGTTATTTTCCAATCTTCACTTTTCACGTGATACCTTAGCGCTTGTTCGCGAAGTATATTAATTAGAGTTGTTGAAAAATCCTTAATGTTATTTATATTATTTTCATTCGATATGGAATCTGAGGATGAATAAAAATTAAACCCTATGATCTCTCGAGATTGATATTCGTGTTCTCGAGCAAGATGTAAAGGATAGTTATCTATAGTACCCGCATCGACAAAAGCATCTTGTAATTTACAGTTTTTATATACTTTTTCAGCTTTAAAAAAGGCGGGAATCGTCGAACTCCATTTAGAAGCTTTCCCGATAGGCAAATCAGGATTAGAGATGTGATCATCATATATCATTTTTTGTTGTACTACAGATAAATATGGTATGATTAATTCTATTTTAGTTTTATTATAATTCTCGCTAAATGTAGTTTTAGGATTTCCTGTTAATTCATTAACTATTTCTTGAATAGAGTTTTCTAATTTATCACCCTTATAAAGACCATATTTAAACAGAAAACGAAAAAACATAGAAATATAATTATCGCCATCCTTAAATTCGTTAAAATTCAAAGAAAACATTTTAGATTTTATATATTCAATACTAGCTCCACACGCTAGGGATAAAGCTATAATTGAACCTACGGAGGATCCAGTAACAAATTTAATATTTCGAAGTCCGCCCAGTTCATACAATCTAACCAGGGCTCCAACATGAGCTATTCCTAGAACTCCTCCGCCGCAAAATACAAAAGCTTTCTTTTCTGTTAATATTTTAAGAGCTAATTCTTTGTTAATTTCTTGATTTATTTCTTTGTTACAGTGCATTTTATAATGAAATTATAAAATGAAATTAGAATTTTATTACGGTTTACTTACCGGATGATCCAAAACCTCCTTCGTTCCTTTCGGTCTTGTCGAGTTCGCTTACTTCAACTAGATCTCCTGTGTTAATTTTCTCAATAATCATTTGGGCAATCTTCTCTCCTTTCTTAAAAGAAAAATCAGTACCTCGTAAATTATGTAATAAAACCTTGACTTCTCCCCTGTAGGAAGAATCGACGACTCCCGCCAGGACATGTAATCCTTTCATGGCTAAACTGCTTCGATCAGCAATTCGTCCGTAATACCCTTCTGGAATCTCAAAACTACATCCAGTTCCAATCAAAACATCACAACCTCCAAGAATTGTAACATCTTGAACTGTGTAAAGATCCCAACCAGCATCTCCCGAATAAGCCTTTGTTGGTAATTTAGCATCCTCTGTTAAGCGTTTACAGAATAGTAGACTCATTTTATATCATTCTAAAACAATAAATTAATAATCACTTTTTCATGATAATTAATCTAGGCGCTGATTTTTGTTCACCGTCTGATCCCGATCCCGAAGACTTACAACATTCAGATTCAGGATCGGGTCCATCACCGGAACTATCATCTTTTTCATTACTGTTGTTTTTCTCAAAAGAGTCAGAGCTGTATCCAATTACACATTTTAATAGATGGTTGGTTAAGGATGTTTTACTTTTAAAAACTATTCCGCATTTTGTACAAATTCCTCCTTGACCATCCATGACAACTCCGATATCCGGCGAACATTCAGTTAATTTTACAGATGGTTCAGAAACTTGGCAGGAATCAGATGTTAATAAACAATCAATGGCATTTCTTAATCCTGACGTCATTTTACTTCAAAAATTAGTAAATAATTACTAATCATTTTTATTTTAATATTAAAAATAACTAATGAGTGAAATTAATATAACCCCTTTTGATAATGAAATATCTATTTTACATAAATGGGCAAGATATTTTCAAATCCCGATTAGATTGATCATTATTAAAAGTAAGATTAAAGGTGATAAAGAAGAGACCATTTACTTGAATAGCGTTCAAGAAATTCAAACACTTACTCAATCAGGAGCCACACTTGATCAAATTGAAAAAGAGCTATCGGATTATCTAGAAACAGAAGATATAGTTATGATCTATTTTCTAGCTAAACAACAAGACTCTTCTCTGCTCTCAGAGATTAATCTATTGTATCAACAAAAAGGATTAGAACCTGTCCAAGATTTAACTGAATTATCACTGATGCTATCCGATTGGAGAAATCATGTCGGAAAAGACCTAGAAAACGATATGTTAAATCTAGAAAATCTGGATATAATTCACGAAGAACTAGGAAAATATTCAGAGGTTCTTTATTCTCCAATCAAAGTAGATCAAGTAACGATCAAAGCAGCACCAACTCTCAAATCCGGTGTCTCGCCAACTACTGACGATGGTTTAATTATATTCAATCAATCCGTTCCTTCGTATGATGTTCCTTTTATTAGATACAATGGCTCATCAGGGGCGAAAACGGAATTATTCAAACTTTATAGAGGACGCACAGACGAAGAAATGCCAAACTTCAAAATCATCATCCCTCCAAGTAGTCAATCGAACAAAGATAATTCTCTTTATTTTACAGTTTGGAGTGGAAAGGGTGACGTTAATAATGCTATTAAAGAATCCTATTTGAAAGGTTTTTACAATATACCAAAAAATTTACTGACTATCAAAACACCTAATGAGGAAGATATCAATCAAGCGACGATAATTAAGAAGATGGGGCAAGCGTTTCCTCTATCGATTAAGGATGTCACTGAAACTGGTATCAGTGGTGAATTTTTCATGTTTGATTTGGACATTAATGATATTTATTTAGTTGATATGATTATCAATACTGAATTAATGAATTCGTACTTGTTCGTTAAAGAAACTAATACGCCTTATGCCGAAAAGAAACAGTTAAAAATTTATTACAAGTCTTTTCGAGGTTTTGTCGAAGAGGAGGAAAAAGTGGCAGAAGGATATATTGTTAATCCTTCCTCCGTCACCGTATCCATCACTCAAAATCGAGCTTCCGGAGGTGAAATAGTTACAGCAGTTTTCAACGGGGAACCGACAAAATTCAGATTAACGCATGGATTACCATATATACGTGCTAAGATAACACAAGCTGAATCTTTGGACGCCGCCAATCAATTCGTTAAGATTTTTTCTCGATTAATGCAATATTACAAAACTGAAAAAGCTAACATCGAGAGATTGTTCTCCGGATTTATCCCAGAGTTAACTCAAACGTCTGAACGAGAGATAAGAATCACTGTTAAACAACCGACCGGGAAGAAAGGAGCCGGCGATTCCAAGATCGAAAGGCTTAAAGAGGTGGCTCCAGATTTATTCGTTCATGGATATGCTAGAAAATGTCAATGTGTATTTCAACCTATAGCAATTTCGCCCGATGAGATTCAAGCATGGCAAGATAATACTTTTATGTATAAGGATGTTTTAAGAAAGAGACAAGTCATGTCTTTTCCTCCGGACAATCCAAAATGGAATTTTGTCTGTCCGAACGATTCGGCGCCTTTTCCAGGAGTAAAGATGAATAAAGACCTTGAAAATAAAGATACATATCCTTGTGTTCCTTGTTGTTTTAAGGATGACCAAATGGACCCGACCTCAAATTCGAATTATAACGAATGTTTTAGAGGGAAACCTAAAAAATCAGAATCGACTATTGGGCTGAAAGATACTCATAAAATTAAAACCGATAAAATATTAGATCCAGGAAGATATGGTTATTTACCCAAGAATATCACTGATTTATTAATGAAATATTCGGACAAAGCTGTTGATATGGTACGAATGGGGGTTCCACAATCTGTTAACTCGTTACTTCATTGTTTGTCTGTAGCCTTACAAGATCCGACTTATTATTCGTTAAATATGGAACAAAAAGAAGTGTACGTTGGAAATTTGAGAAGAACGATTGTTGCACAAACATTACCTAATTTGATCAAACAAGAAATGTATGATTTTTCGGAGTCTGAAATTTTGGAGCAACTATCTGATCAAGGCCAGTTTCTAGATCCTAATTTGTTTTATCGAGCTATCGAAAACGCATATAACATAAATTTATATATATTTCAACCTCCAAATAGAGACGATCCAAATTCGTTGGGCTCATTTGCCATGCCTCGGTTTAAATTATTTCATGCTAGATCTCCTCGTCCAGAGAAAAGATCAGTTCTTATTTTTAGAACATTGGGATCTGAGTCGGATTCGCTTAAATATCCTCAATGTGAATTAATCATCGATCGAGACGAGACGAATAATAGAAATATTGGAAGTTTTGGAGGTGATATGGACTCGTTGTTACATAATGCATTGGTCAAATTAAATAGAACGGTCACATGGGAATTAGTACAAGAAAGAAGCATTGTAGCCAGAGAGAATATATATTCTAGAGTGAACTATTTCTATTTGTTAAATAAACTTCCTAATAAACAAATTATTGACGGATATGGAAAAGTACAAGGATTCATATTCCCTACCCCTCAGGGTGAAATTACTGTAATTATTCCCTCTACTCAGCCAGAAAATTTACCAACTGGAACTGTGACGAGAGTAGATATTGATTTACCAGTTAGTATATTTGGCGAACCAAAGGCAGTCACTAAATCTGGAGGTAAAGTGGATGGAGTATGGTATCAGATATTAGATCTAGAGTTTGGGTTATACGTGCCAGTTAATACGACAGACAAATATCAGAATTTAATAGTAGGACCTTCCAATCCTTTAGTCGGAGAAGGCGCCGAAGTGGTTCAAAGATTAAGAAAACTTAAGCGAGATTTGGATATCATTACACAAATCGTAATTTGGCTATTTTTATTATCGAAGCTAAATATTACAGAATTTGCTAATCAATATATTGTAGCTGGAAATTCAATAGGAGTTGATTCTTCAAAGATATATAATTTTTCTGGATTAGGATTGAAATTTCCTTTAGTAACAACTGTTGAGGAAGGTATTAAAGCGATGAAAGAAATAGCTCCTACACTCATTCAAGGCGATAAAGTGTTCCTATACAACCAGAAATTCTTCGATGGAATTCTCTATCATTTGGAGAAATATAACAAAGAAAGAAAACCAAGAGATGCAAAAATTCCGACTGTTATTCATTATTCAGATATCACTGAAGAAGATTTTATTCATTCTAGAAGAACTGCCGTATTTATCGGCGAAGCGGATATGAGAACATGGTTAAATTCGTTAGATAAATTATCATTCAAAAATATTATCATTGAAAATGAATTAAATATCAGCAATGGACTTCGAATCGAACCATATTTATATAACGCACCGACTGGGAATATTTATATGATTCAAAATGTAGTTGGAGGGGACAAGTTAAGAGCAATTAATGTTGCTTATAATTGGTATGTAAATAAAATAAATACTGGACATTCATCAGATTCATTCAAAGATGTTAATAATGTTCCGATATTTGTAGTTTATGGAATATCACCCGCTTTGTCTCCCGTGGTGATCGAAAATCATGCAGGAGACTCGACACAGTATCTACAATTATTATCGTATGGAAAGGATCAATATGCAGCGATGTTACCGTTATTATAATTTTAGCGAATAATAAATATAGTAAAATATTTATTATTTAAAACTTTTAACTGAAAGGGATTTTATCAGTTACTAAAATATTAATAAATTAAAAATATTCCGAAAAAGATAAATTTAATAGATTTATTTATGATATAATATAGTAAATAAAAATTGTATTTAATACAAAAATTGTGTTTGTGAATAGTAACCTTATTCAAATTTAAAAGATTTTCGCTAAATCATTCAATATTTTATTTATTGGGTTATTAATATCAATACCATATCTTCTTGCAACTTCTAATAATTTTATTCTATCCTTTTCTTTCTCTGATTGAATTTTACCATAATTTCTGAATGTTATTTGTCTTGATATCAAACCGCACAACTGACCTTTAGATAGATTCTGAATGTCTTCTAGAGGTATTTCAAGTTCTAGTGCAAAATATTTTAAAATTTCTTTATTACCGTCTGATTTTAAATTTGAACATAACTGCTGTTGTCTCTTATGTCTCATGATTAATAACCAAACATCCTTCGTGATAGGAATTTCACGATTATATTTTTCGGCTAATTGTTTATCTCTTTTCGATAATCTGACCCATCTAGCTTCATCGATTATATCGTAACATTCTTTGGTTGGACATATAACTTTTTCAAAAGGGTTAGCTCCTCTTTCAAGTAATAATATAATAACATCAAGAGAACTAGTGGTGTTACTGTTTCGAATAGCAAACATTAGAGCCGTCATACCGCCACTAGTTTTCATATCAATATTAGCCCCTCGATCTAGTAAAAGTTTAATCGCATCTGAACTTCCCGAGATTGCGGAGTACATTAGGGCTGTATAGCCAGTTTTACTTCCAAGATTAGGATCAGCTCCGTTATCAAGTAACATTTTAATTGTATCTAATGAACTGTCCCCATCGTTAACATGTCTACTACTCATCATAAGAGATGTTACGCCACTATCGTTTTGAAGATTAGGATCGGCACCGTGATTCAATAAAAAATTAACTGTATCTAAAGAACTAGAAGAATTGCTATATCTACTTGCATACATTAACGGTGTCGACCCGTCAATATTTTTTATATTTACATCTACTCCTTCATTTAATAATTCTTTAATAGTTTCTATATTTCCGTTAGCGGCGGCTTCCCAAATATCCATTTATTTATTTCAAAGTAAGAAAATATAAATCTCTTAGTTTTGAATACTTTTCGGATTTAGTTATATTGACAACATAATCTAATGCATTAATAGGTCCTGGTGGTAAATTTATCAATGCATGATCGAAACCTTCAGCTGAAATATGACAAGGATACATTGCTTTAGCTTCTCCAGCTGGTAAAGTTTCATCGTAGGTTCGAAAAGATGTTCCAGGCGGAGCAATAAACATGCATACAGTCAATGTAATCATATCGTTATTCATTAGAGCTTGTCGAATCGCATTATCTAGATTGGGGTCAGTAATTCTTAATGTAGTGTTTGGATTTATAACGTTATGATTTAAGGAAGTAACTTCTCTCAAAACTAGCCTCGATTTATTAGATTCCAACCACGTTGAAATAAATCTTTTTCCTTTTTTAGTTTTATAATTTTCATCACCTAATATAACAGAAATATTATTAACTTGATACGATTCATCAGTATAATTATAAATAACGCCGATTTTCCAAGGAATATTGAATAACGCGTTTGAAATACCCTGTCTTATATAAACAGATTTTAACCAACTATCGATGGAATATCTGTTATTAAATAAAAAGTTAATTGTTGGTAAATCAGAAAGATATAACCGTCTTTCAATCTCTCGTTCTATATCGATAATTGCTTTTTGTGAATACAGTTTGTATAGTTCTTCAATAGACATTCTATTCAAAATAATGCTTGTCAAGGTTTGAGTGTTCATTTTACTTTAAATACAAAAATATATTTAAAGTAAAATGAACACTCAAACTTCTTCTCAACCTTACCATCCTTATCAATCATTTAACTATCAAACGTCAAATGAGAATTTCGAAGAAATTGTAACTAAGGGTGGAAATAAGGTATTTAGAGTAGATATAGGTCATTTTGATAAATTATGTTATAAATTTAGATTATTATCCGATGTTAAAATCAAAAACCTTGACGGCGTGGATCGAGACGATTTCAATTTAATGGTATCTTATGTCGAGTTATTATATGGTACAAGTTATTATAACCATTTTTATGAAAAGGTCAGAAAACATTTTTCGAATTTAGAGAAAATAATACCTGGTACTGTCGGAAATTATTTTGCCGGGTGTTTAAATAATACAGTCGAAAGCGGAGAAGGTTGTTCAGCTGCTTGCGCTGGATCTATTCCAAAACCTAGAGGTGATGAAGGTTGGAGTTTTTGTGATAAAGCAGTTATTTTTGCTGATAAAGTCGATCAAGGTTATGAATTTACTTTACTGAAGGAATCGAAATCGTTAAAAGACTCATATTTATTTGTGGAAGCTGATAATATAAAAGATTTTGAAGGATTCAATCAAGATGAAAAAGAAGAATTGAAGAAAATGGGAGTTGAAAATGTTCATTTAATAGGTTATTCAGATAATAATACTGTAAAATACACAGAATTATATTCGAATGTTATGAATGTACGAAATATTAAACATCGATATGTTCAAAGTAGTTCTAGTTCGTGGTTAATATTTTTTATTATATTTGTGTTATTGATAGGAATTATTTTTATAATAAATAAATAAAATGCTAACGCAGGTTAAAGATTTGGAATATAAAACTTTGAACATGTTAAGTGACAAGGATTTAGTAAATTATTGTCGAATAAATAAACAGGCTTCGAAAATATGTGACGATCAGATGTTTTGGTTAAATCGGATTTTAATTAAATTTCCATATATTCCGATTGAAATCCTAAAAGATAATAAAGGAGACAGAACATGGTCGGAGTATTATATCAAAGATTTAAGAAAAATTATTACAAAACAGAGTATAGATATATTATACAAAGGAGGCTTAGAGGGGCGAACAGACTATATTTTAATTGCTCTTCATCTTGGAGCTGATATAAATGATTCACATTTTTCTGTTGAAAACAACGTTTTAATGGCTATGGCATCTACCTACGGAAGACTTGTGGCCAGGAAAGATGATTATTTTAAAACTGTTAAATTATTGATAGATAAGGGAATAAACGTAAATCATCGGAATTATTACGGGTCCGCTCCTCTGATGGCATATGTTATCAATTTTTCACCCGAGGTCATCAAATTATTATTAGATGCCAAAGCGAATCCAAACAATCAGAACGATAATGGGGAAACGGTATTAATGGTGGCTGCTAAAGGTCTATATGAGGATACTATTAAACTTTTATTAGATTACGGAGCAGATAAATCATTGGAAGATAATAAAGGTAAAAGAGCGTATGATTACACAAAATTATTATATAATACCGACGATTTGAAACTTAAAAGAGTTCAAGAACTACTTAAATAATATTTATCATCATGATAAATATTAAACTAGATTATCGTTAATTAATAAATTCCTTCGTTGATAGGTTTCTATTGAAAAAAAAATAGATGAATGATAATAGTGCTGAAACAGGAAGAGATAATACAACAGCACTGATCCAATCCAATACTAGTTGATTTCTTTGAAAAATTCCAAAATAAAAAATCAGCGTAAAAAATATTTGAAATATAATACCTAAAATAATTGCTTTGACCGTATTGTTCATTTTTCCATAAAATTTGATAAATCAAAAATATCAATTTTCAAATATAAAATGAGTATGCTAATGAGATGTGGAAGCGATATAATAAAACCTGTGATAATACACAAATCTCCGATCATCAGGCCTCAAACAATATCATTCGCAACGGCTAATATAGAAGATAGAGTATCATGGATCATGAATAATTATCTACATCAAGGAGCGGTCTTTGGGAAAATTTATCCTGGTGATTTTGTCCATGATACATGGCCGAGGAGTAGCGGAGTATATATCGATATTTACAATGGTGATTCCGAATACAATGTATTAGTCGTTCCTTCAGATCAAATGCATCTTCTGACTCTAGATTATACTTTCCCAAACTGATATTTTTATCGTTTTTTAACTTTTAAATAAAATGAGCATCGTTGTTCGTTGTACGAATGACGGAACGGTAATCAAAAATTTCTGTCCAGAATGCATTAAAGAAAATAAAAAATCTAGTTTTATTACCAAAGATAATCGTCCTCCGAATTGGAAGGAACGAACTAAGTTCTATGATGAAAACGGTGAACGTCATGTACATATGAACGATAGAAATTATTGGTATTCGAGTGGCGAGTGGTTCTGCTCCTATGATCATACAGGTGTATATGATAAATATCTTTTATGTCCTTCCAAAACATGTATCTATGCGGATTTAGATCGTGTTCGTTTATTATAATTCAACTCAGCTTGAATTAATAAAATCTTTTAATATTTGTTATTCAACAAATATTATTCGGAGCGATACGCCAGTGTCGCGACGAAATTCAAGCTCGGCTTGAATTATGCAATCCCGCCACTGTCGCTCCGCCTCCAGCCAATCCAGCTGCCATGGTTCCCAATCCGATGAAAGGCCCTAACAAAAATCCACTCAACCCCAATACTCCTCCTCCGGTTACAATAGCAATATCTCGAATCATGATTATTCTATCTCGAGCATATCCTACCGATTTTTCTAAACTATTCTTACTTTCCTCGGTATCTTTTACTACTTTCTCAATATTTTCTGAAGCTTGATCAATAGAAGAGGATTGAAAATGTATTAACTCTGATACAGATGTCCAACTACTATTTAGGATTTCCATCTCTATCAATAATTCTTTCATCTCATTATTTCGTTCCTTAATTATTTCTGTATTTATTTCTGTATTTGTGTTATTTTGCATCTTTATTATCTGTAATATTTTCTTTCTTCTTTGTCGCGTCTTCATGTAATAAATATTTCATTTTATCCCCATTCCAACCTATTTCTAACTTTTTATATAGCAGAGCTCTTACATGAATAGTAAATTTGTTTTTACTTATTTTCACATTTTCAATAATATCTTCAGATTCGCTTTCATCCTGATATTCATTAAAAGGATTTGTATCTCCTAATTTAATTTTTAAACAAGCATTTAATGGTTCTAGAACTATCGCTGTATCAACATTCAGCGTTGTTAATTCGTGACCATATGCATATGCATTATATCCAGGTTCGCAGGGAGCCGATGGAAAAAAGTCCCATGGTTCACTTAGATCGAAATGTTCGGAAGGCATTTTTTCAAATCCATCAGTTCCATATTTTAAACTTATTGATGAACATGGATTCCACCCTTTCGTTAAATTTTCTAAATTTGTGGTGTAATTGGAAAAATTATTATATTCAGTCGCCTTAATGTCTTGAGCTACCCAGAATAAAGCTTTACATGGCGCCTTGCACTGTAGTGGAATTATATCTGATTGTCCAAGTAAAGTCGGATTATTACTCGTGATCATCGCAATATCTTCAGTATAAATTATATGTTTTTTCGGTTCCCCGGTTTCAGGATCGAACTTATACCATTCTCTTTCTTCGTCTGACATAATGGAATGTCTTGCCCACAACTCGGGAATTGGAAATACTTTAGCCTTACCTGGAACATCCAGATATTTTAATTTACAAGGAATCTCTTCCCAGACTTCTTTGTCGTCACGAGTAAATAGATATCTCATTCGAACGATATCCGTAATCTTATTTCTGATTTTATAATGATGAGTAACTGTATTCATAGAGCTTTTTAATGTTAATAGTGATGTTCGCGTATTTCGCGAATAATAAAAAGGTTGCGGAACTATTAAAGGAATATTTGGAATCCCGTCAGACCATTCTTCAAAGCAGGGAATATTTCCGACCATTCGATTATAGTGTTCTCTGAATCCAGATCCTTGTTTCATAAAAAATTGTGAATGTATATCCATCCAAACTGAATCTAAAGTTTGTTGATGGTCATCATCCACCTTTAATTCTCCTTGATAACAAAAATTATGTCCAAAATTATGAGGTAAGCAAATTTGTATTTTCCCTTTATATTTCGCTTTAACTTTAATTGGCAACAATCGAATATGCATTTCGGATTTAAATAGAGCATCGAACTTTTTACTGGCTATATAAGTCACTTCATCATCCTCTGTTGTATGAACCATTTTAACTTTTGTATGTGTTGTCCAAGCATATTTATCGATGCGACATGAAAATCTTGATTTAACATTTTCTTCTGAATTTCGAGATAAATGTAGTTCTTTTTGAAAGTCTGATAAGTCGTTAATATCAAGTTTTAAAACATTTCTTTCAGACATTTTATTTGTAAACTGAGTTTTTAAATGTTAATAGTTTCATAACCGTTGTATAACTAATATTAATCAATCAATTAAATTATTAATAATATTTTATTATTAATAATTATTAGTTTCAAACGGAAAGAAAAATGATCTAATTACAGGAAAGAATCAAAAATGTTTTTATTTTTGAAAAAATTTATCTCAAAATTAGTTATAAAAGAAAATTGAATCAAAGCCTAAACAAATGGCATATCTATCCAAAATGGCATCATCACCCGCTCGTAAGATGACTCGCGAAGAGAAACACGCACTATACAATATTGACGACAAGGCTTTCGGAGAGAAACTCGATTTAATCGTCAAGCATCAAACTAATCTTTTGAAACTCGCCTCTCACGTCTACGGTCTTTCCAAGACTCAACGCATTCAATACCCTAACGGTAAGACTGTGGGCCGCAAGGAGCTTCGATCTCTCGCTTCCCAACTCGCCAAGGAGACTCGTTCTCTGAAGAAGAACTACGTTGAGCATGGCAAGCGCAAGCGCCGCACTCGTGCTCCCGGCACCACTGCTGGCTTCAAGAACCCCATCCTCGTTTCCGACGCGATGCGTGAGTTCTTTCGCAATGCCAATCTTGGTCCCTCGGATCCTCGCAATCCCGCCTCCCCCGCTCTCAACACTCAGCTGGCAGTTGGCTTCAACGGTGTCACTACTCGTGCAATCATGACTCCTCTGTTCAACATCTATGCTCACGTCAACGGCATGCAACAGGATCCCGCTAACAAGCAGTTCCTTACCTCCACTCCTCAGATGGATCAATACTTCGGAGCTACCTATGCTCGATTGGCGGCCGCTCCTCAGAAGTTCGCCAAGGCTGACAAGCAGGGTGTTCGCAAGCCCATCCCCAAGTTCGACCCAAAGCGCTTCCGCTATGCCAGCATTCAATCCATTGTTGCTGACAACACGGTGAAGAAGGAGCAACTCAATGCTCAACAGGCTGCAGTTCTGGCTGATCAGGCTACCAAGGATCGTCTCGAGCAAGAGCAGGCCCTCGTCTCCGATGTTCTGGCTGTTTACCGTGCGCAGAAAGAGGCTGCCACCAAGGCTAAGAGCCCCCGAAAATAAATTCGAACTCAGTTCGAATTGGACGTCACATCGCTAATTGGACACTTCGAATAAAAAAGATTTAATATTTTATCATAAAATATTAAATGAACATCCCGAAGGATTTATATGAATATTTGACTAATTTCGCGGATGACAGAACCATTTTGTCTATGTTATCAACTAATAAACAGTTCAGAGACGAGAGTTTTTTCAGACGAGTCATCGAAAGAAAATACCCAAACACCATCAAGTTCAAGGAACAGGACCAAACTTGGAAACGATTTTATATTGAAACCGTTTATTATATAAATAAAATATATGACCTAATTGGTTATAAATATACTAAGAATGCGACAAGATCTCCAAAAGTTTATTATCAATATATCAAGAAATATATAGATGATATTGACTTTTTATTAAAAGGAGCAATAAAAGAAAAGGATATTGATTTTGTGAAATTTTTAGTTGAGAAAGGAGCGAATCCAGATGAATGGGTACACGATGCTGCTATACATTCTTCTCCTGAAATTTTGGATTATTTAAGCAAGAAAGGTGCTAATTTTAGACGAATGAGGGACGGGCCTTTAACAGATGCAGTAACATATGGTAATTATGATAATGTTAAGTATTTGATTGAACACGGGTCGAATATTCATACAGAAGATGATTGGCCTATTTATTTGTCGGCTAGGTTTGGTCATTTAAATATTCTTAAATATCTAATCGAAAAAGGTGCTAATGTGAATAAAGATAAATTAATTGAAGTAGCACGTGAATATAAACAAAAAGAAACCGTTGAATATCTACAAAATCTTTAAGTAATATATTGAAATAATATATTAATTAATGTTCAAAATGAATTTGCAATCTAATAAATAATCTATGAATTCGTGATATGCATCTTTTAATATCGTTCCGTCTTCAATGCTTTTAATAGCTTCTTCTTCAGTTCTGTAATCATATTCAACCGAAACAATTATTGTAGGATTCTCGTCAATAGTTAATTTAACATTCGCTGTATGTTCCTCTAAATTGAAATGAACTTCTGGAGATGATCTAGGTAAAGTTTCGGCGATTGTATTAATTATACATTCTTCAATATTTTTAACGACAGAACCTTTAGGGATTTTAATATCTTTCAAAATAAAATGACCTTGAGATGTTTCAAAATCTGCGGTAGCTAACATTTTCCCATTTCGTTGTTTAAATTGAATGATCACTTTTTACGAATTGATTATTTAATTCAATAAATTTAGAACTTATAATGGAATGGTTTACTGAGGCACAACAAGCAATTCATAATTTAATAATGTATACAAAATCCAACGGAACCGCTGCATTGAGATTAAAAACTATTAAAGAGAAATTGAACCGAGTTGAAAATAATGATCTATATCATCCCGATGATCTGACTCCTGAAGAAAGAATTTCCAAAAATAGAGTATTATTGAGAGAACATATTGATAAATACGACATCGAAGGTAATAATTGTAAATGTGATACTTTCAGACATGATGTTAAAACAAAAGGTTTGAAATATAAGTTTCCATGCGATTACGAATTATGCATTGAGTTCATCGAAGGTAGTACTTGTATATGTATCTCTAACGAATAATAAATGTTAAATAATTTTATTTTGTCATAAATAAAATTAAATATAAAATAAAATGAATCAGACAGCAATGTTTGCACAAGATGCAGTTAGGCAATTACATCAAGATGATTTTAACCTTGATTCGGAGACTAAAATTAATATTAAATTAAGAGAATGTATGTTAGTTCTTTTTTATTCTAATAACTCAGAATCTATTAATTTAGCAAATATTTGGTTAGTTGCTGCTAAAAACACGGTAGGTCCTGTTTTTGCAGCTGTTAATTTGATGGCGGAGAGAAAAGTTGCTGAAGCTTTCATATCGTTAAATATGCAAAATGGATCGTTACATTGGGCGGCTTTAAAGACAGTACCGTTTATTCTAGTATATCAGAACGGCTGGCCCGTCGCGTTCTACAATGGCGAGCGCGCGGTACAAGCTATTATAGACTATGCTTTGACACTAGCTTGCAAAGCCGAGTACCATGAACCAATAAATATTTTTGGAGGGCAAACTGTATCTAGTCAAGATAATTTATTAATGAAAGGAGTTACTCAATATGGAATTCCAGCTAATCCGTTTAGAAAGGATTCTTTAGCTTTTTCAGCTAACGAAAATCTAAGAGGATATGATAAAACAGATACAGTTAAACAATTTGGATCAGCTGATGAGGTAGCAGATTCTAAACATACATTAGCGACCGAGGAAGCTTCTCGAGTAGGAATTCAACAAACAACAGTTCCAATTACAGCCGTTCCGACAGGATTCCCAACAGAAGAAGCACCTGGAAGTATATTACCTGGAGGAGTTAGAGTCCCGGCAGGGTTGACTTCTGGATTAGGAGAAGGAGGAATAGCTGTACCTACTGAACTAGGTGAAGCAGAAGGATTCCCTACAGGTTTCCCAAATGAACCACCACCGTAATATAGAAATGATTAATTTATATATTAAATTATTCGGAAATTAAAAGAAGATCATTTAGGAAGTATTATAACTCACAAATGCAATTTCTATAAAATTCGTCGATAATATTTACAATAAAATATTGTAAATATTTTTCTTAATTATATCTTTTTCTAGATTTTTCTTTGTTTTATTAAAAACAAATGAAAAATCAGGAAGGTTACTAATAACAAACGTAATTTCTGCAAAATATGTTCAAAATTTAACAATAAAATATCATTAATTTTCCTATTAAAATCATCTTTTTAAAAAGATTTTAAGAATATAAATAATTAAATAAAAAGAAAAATGCTTACAAACTCCGAAACAGAGAATCTAGTTTGGAAAGGTCCTTTTCAATATAAAAATATGATACGTATTAGAACACCTAAAGATGGATCTTGCTTTTTCCATGCTATAGTCAGATCTTATTACAAACCTTATATCACTGGTAAGATCGATGGAAAACCTTTTGGCAAAAAAGACTTTATCAAAGGTTTAAGAAAATCTTTATCGGTTAAATTAGGAACACGTATCGACCCAAGTAATGAATTAACATATTATGATACATTATCAAGAGGTCAATTAAAAGAGTTTGCTGCTGGAATGGAAGAATATAGTTTGATAAATATGCAAAAAGAACTTGATTCGGACCGTTCCGTTGACAATGTTTATAATGAATTTATTTCGAACGAATTAAATAAAGATATTTATATTTTAGATTTCGTTAATCAGGATGTTTATGTAACTGGAAACGACGCAGATATTTTATACAAAGGGCGAAAATCAATTGTATTATTATATCTACCAGGACATTATGAATTAGTAGGTATTCAAACGAGAAAAGGAATCAAAACATTATTTAAACCGGACAGTAAATTTATAATAGCAATAAGAGAAAGATTAAATGAAAAGTTGCGTTAATTATGTTTAAAGATAAATTATTTAGATATTTTAATGAAAATATCTAAAGTGTGACAATAAAAATATTAAAATGGAAATCGCTCATTTGGCACCATTGATGATGCCAAGTACATCATTACCTATTAATATTCCGTCTGCCCCTATCGTTCCAGCTCCCATTGTTCCAGTTAATCAAGATTCAGGTGTTAGTGTTTCTAAGATTTCGGTGGATGAAAACGCCCACTTCTTTGCCACTTTTATTGATGGAAGCTCACTACGCGCCGGGATCGAATATTGTAGACTCGCAAATACAGAAGGGGTTTTCAGGTTCAGTAAGGACAAGATTGTTTATGAACAGGGAGATGCGGATAACACAATATTAAACGTCATTGAAATCAAGACATACGAATTAACTGAATACACATTTGTCTCAAAAGCTGATGAAATTGTTGTAGGTGTTAATCTGTCTGATTTACGAAATATTACTCGTAACGTGGGCAAGAAGGACCAGTTGAACATGTACATATTGGAAGGGGAACCTAAAAGTCTTTACATTCAAATCAAATCACAAAGTGAAAAAGGTTCGGAGTCCAATTTATATCTATTACCTATTACTAGTTCTAGTTACACAGTTTATAAACTTCCCGAATATCAACGTAAGAAAAAAGATCCAACAGTTACTATATATCAGAGCGATTTCTCTAAGTTATGTAAAAGTTTAGTAACTATAAAATGTAGTTACGTAACTGTTCACGGATTTAAAAATGGAATCATTATGAAGGGAATTTTAAACACAGGGGCTATCGGATCAGTTAAAGAATTTGGAAAATGTAACAATACTTCTAATCAAGTTAATTTGAAAAGTATTAATAATGATACATCTGGAAATATAGTCAGATCTAAAGTGGCACCACCTAAATTGAATATCGGAGAAGCCAATGAAATCGAAAGATTCAAAATCGACATAAATATTATCAAGTACCTTGTGAAACTGAATGCGATGAGCGCCACCGGAACATTGAAGGTATATATAGAGCGTGGTTTACCTATGAAAATTCAATTGAGCGTGGGAAGCTTCGGACGTTGTACTGTCTATATAAATGGTTAATTTTTACTATATTTAATTTACAAATTAAATATGAGTTATTTAGGATTTATATGCTTGACGTATTGATCTCCTGATGAGATAAATATTCTAGTAGGTACTATTTGTAATTTAGCACGCATTTCATTGATTCGTATTGATTAACGTTTCAATCATTTTTATTGTAAAGAAAAATAAATAGATTCTATATTTCATAATAATTTATCATAATAAATATTTGTTAATTAACAAATGTTCCAATAAAATCTAATAAATATGTTAAAAGACGTAAAAATATAATGGAAATGAACCCCAAAAGGAAAAGCATCACAGTTACGAAGCAACAGATAGTTGATTATTGGAAAGAAAACGCTGATACCATTGATATTCAAATTAAACCAAGCTGGGATAAAGCAACAACGCACTGTTGGATTTGCGGGTATGAAACTGCTCTAGAAAGATGCCATATTATCCCAGATGTATTAGGAGGTCAAGCAATAGCATCCAACTTGATATTACTTTGTAAGCCTTGTCATTCTACGAATCCTGAAACAGTGTTCGAAGATGATTATTGGGATTGGTTTGATTCACGAGTAAAAAATATATTATCAGGAATGAACTTAGATGGATATGACAAATATATGCGAGAATATCGAAATATACGGAGGAGATTTAAATTTGCATATAACCGTTTATGAGAAATTAATAGGCATTAACGATCAAGAATTTCAAGATAGATTCCTTGATTATTATCACAGAAATAGCGGTATATTATATTTTATTAATTCCCCATCGACTACTGCTATAGCATTACGTAAATTTTTACTCGCTGGTAGGATTGAGAACTCTAGCGATGATGAATGTAGAGATAACAAGTTTGAAGCGAAGTTAGTAATAATAAATGTCTGAGGCAATATTTTTTGGATCGTCTCAAACTAAATTAGAAAATTTTAATATAATAACCACTATTAATAATTTAACCGATCTTGGAAAATATAATAATTTAACAATAGTTATTCAAAAACTAAATATTTTTGGAGACGTAATCGATATCTTAAATGTCAAAGAAAAATATCTAAAACCTAATAATTTATCTCTTTACGTTATCAATAGCGAAATTTTATTTACTGATTGGTCGGATGATCACGAATTTGAATTACACGCAATGTTATCACAGTTTGAATCAACTGATAAAAATACTTTAGATAATGTTTGTAATAAGCTAATTAGTAATGGAAATCAATCTTGGAATGAAAATATCTCATATTTTCGGTCCTTATTAAACAATTAATATATGAATATTCATATATTAATTAACGTATCGTTCGTTTAATATTATCGGCCATCTGACATTATGAGTATTATCATTAATTAATTCACCGGTATATTTTGGATAATTATCAAATAGAATTTTCGAAATCGTAGATGCATACCATTTATCTTTACCAAGAGGACTAGGAATCTTTTCTTCTGTTAATATTTTAGCGATCATGTTCATAGACATCTCCTTTTTATAATATGCTTCATAGATGGCTCTGATTATATTTGCAGCGCTGTCATCTATTTCTATCTTTTTCTCCCTTCTTTTATACCCGTAACTAATCCGGCCTCCGCATTCACCGTCTAATAATTTTCTATGTTCCCGTCCGAAAGTAGCTCTTTCCTTACTAATTGCCAGTTCCATTTCGCTTGCATATGCAAATACACTTAGTAAAAATTTCCCTCTTGGTGTTGTACTATCTATTCTTTCTTTACAAGTAATAAATCCAATACCAAGTTTCGTTAAAGTATCGTAAAATTGCATCGTTATATGTCCTCTTCTGGATACACGATCTATACTGCAAGTCATCACATGATGAAATTTCTTAGCGTGAGCATCATCTAATAATCTTTTCATCTCTTTTCTCTCATGCGTATTGACAATTCCGGAAATACCTTCTTCCCTATAAATGTCATATATTTCATATCCCTTATATTCACATAATTCTCGACATAAATTCTCTTGGTAATCAAGACCTTGTTTTTCCACCTGATCTTCATGTGAAACTCTGGTATAGACGGCGACTTTTTCTTTACTCAGTGGTTTCCACATCATTTTTAATTAATTTAATCTTTCCTTTTAGTTTGTTATTTTCATTAATAAACAAATATTTATCGTCCAATATTTTAGGCCAGCAAACACCATTCTCATTTCCATTTATCGGTTCGAGACCGAGATATTTTTTATAATTGCATAAAATATATTTGATACCGTTTCCGTTCCATTTTTCATTCTTTTTGGTTTTCTTCTTCGGTGTCTCAACTTTATATTGGGTTAATATTTCAGCTATTTTGTTCATAGAAATATTTTGATTATGATATAAATCATAAATATACGCAACAATAGCTGCTTGTTTCTCATGAATTATATAATGTTTATCTTGGCGACAGTAGCCATACACCATCCTACCACCTATATATCCATCCTTCGTTCGTCTCGTTTTAATTCCTTGATGTAGCCTAACTCTTATATTGGTCAGTTCCAGGTGTGATATCCACGCGAACATATACATAGACAGTTTACCTTCCTCTGTTGAAAGTTCTAAATCCTCTACGCAGGAAAAAACTTCTAATCCTAAATCTTCCTGTAATTCTTTAATCGTATTTCCGATCATTAGAAGATTTCTTCCCATACGATCTAATGAGTATAATACAACGGTGTTAAATTTACCTTCTTTCGCATCTTGCATTAGTTTAGAAAGCCCTTTTCTGTCATCATATTTTGACACTCCTGTAACTGCTTCGTCTTTATAAAATTTGTAAATGTCTATTTTTTTAAATTGACAGTATTTTTTACATTGTTCTTCTTGAATGTCGAGACCGTGACCAAGTCGAACCTGAGACAAAATACTGACACGTAAATAACAGGCGGCCAATCTTTTCTTATTTTTTGGTTCTTCATCGAAAAAATGTATTTTCGATTTCATCTTTTTAATATATTTTTAATTTATTTAAATCTGTTAAATAAATTAAATTATCTTACGTCTATATAGATCAAAAATATCTGTAAATTTCGGTTTACGGGTTCGAACCATGAGCCGCTTTTGTGTAAACGGAGAATCCGAAGATAAAATAAATCAAACATTTGAAGTTAATATATTATCATATTTAATTTTTCGGTTTAAATTAATAAAAATTAAATATATTGACGTATTTTATTTTGAATATAATTTTTGAGGTATAGTTATTTTATTCGTTAAAATATTTAATGAATAAATTCAATTATCGAAAAATGTAGAGGACTATCAATATAAACGAAAATATATTAGAATATTTATCGATTAAAAATTATCACTAATTTTAATAAAATTGTACGTTCGTTTTTAAATTTAACGAAACCTTATTTCAATGTAAATTCAAATAATCTTGATTAAAATAGATTTATAATAAATGATGGAACCGAAGAAAGTAGCAGGAATATACATCAAATCCGAAAATAACAAAAAATACCAAGATCGATTAGAAAAATGTCTTTCGTATATTAGGTCAAACAATTACACAGAATATTCAAAAATATATCATAATAATAAAATTACATCATTTAAAGAATACGATACTTCTGTTTTAGACGTTAATAATAAATTATTTGACTATATTATCATATCTACTCTTGATATTTTAAATAACAAAAGAAAAATGAAGATCTTAAGAAATTCGATCCCTATTAAAAATAGTTGATTTTGTTACAAATCAAAAAGATTTTCGGGAGTTATTTTTACCAATTGATAATCATAACAATGAAAAGGGATTATGAACAACTTAACGTTGCTTAATTTATTATTGTTAACAATCTTTCATTGTTATCAATATTACTCAAATTCTTCATTGTTAACAATTAACACAATAATTATTTTCAAAATAATTAATAAAAATAAAATAAATGCAAAGCGCTCAACCTAAAATTAAGACAATTTACGAAATGTTATATCCGTACGGGGATTATAATGATGACGCGGCTCTTGGATGTATAGCTATTAATCGAGAACTACGAAATCTGTGTAAAAATAATATGCGACACGTTTTACTTTTAGTCGGAAGATATTTAGGACACAGGTTTACTCAAGATACATCTACAAATGATATTTGCAAAGTGCTTCAAGATGAAATACTTTCCATTTGTCTTGGCCCAGGGCTATCTGTCGAAGAAAGAGCCAAGGTTATCACAGGTTTAAAAACTGGTGTCACGAGACCTATGACAGACCTGGAATTGGGATGTCAAAAATTTCGTAATAGATATTACAATCCGTTTGTAGCTTTATATACGCTTCGAGGAAGAGGAGATTATTGGGGTTTATTATATGAATATCTACGCACTAGAAATGATACTGAAGAAGAAGGAGAGGTAGATGAGCTGGAAGATTGGAGCGCTAGAATTAACACATTCGAAGGATGGGAGGCTGTATTAAACATGTTAAAACAAGGAAAATTTCTGGAAGTTTTTAGAATGGGTCTTCAAGAGACTGGCGGAATGATAAGTCTGCAAGACGCGACCGAAAGAAATCCTTTAACCCAACGGGATGTAGATTTTTTAAACTATATTGTTGAAGGATTCTTATCAGGTAGGTTCAATGTCGAATCTACAACATGGAATGATGTATGTAAATAATTGATTAATTTTATATTTAATTGAAGTATAAAAATGAATCAAGCGACATTTATTAGATCATGGATATGTAATAATGAAGAGGATGTCAAGCGCACAATGGGATTCGAACCTGAATGTCTTCTTTGCGAGAAGAAAATTGAAACAAAAGGACAAGTAATAATGTATGGGAATATAAAATTTAACGAATATTGTTCGGATTGTATTCAATATTGTAATATTTGTAATTCACTGCCAGATCCAGGAGTTATGGTCGAGGGTGAATATACAGCAAAAATATTTTGCAAAACATGTTATGATAAATTATAATTTTTATTGTTTTAACAATAAAAATTTAAAAATCATTTAATCTCTGTTTTTCATCGTTAACTACATTCGAATTATCTTTTAATGTATTTAATAACAAATCAAGAATACGATCCGATTTTTCAGTAGGTATCGTATCGATTATAATAACTTCTTTAAAATTTTCATTCGTAATAACATTCAACAAAGGCAGGGTTAACCATTCACGAATAGTATCTATATCTTCAGATTTCGTTCCCATATGACTAAAGGGATCTCCGAAAAATACTCCAGTTTTCATAGTTTTCTTTCGTTGTTCTTTATCCGGATCGTACGTAACAAACAAACCATTTACACAACTCTCACCGTTTACATCTTGATAAAAAGCTACAAACCCTGGATACCGATTAATATATTCTGTGATTATACTAGATACCGTTTCGGTTGCATAAAGATTAACATAAGCCTTTTGTCCGCTTTTAAGGCTATTAGTTTGAAAGTTAACAGGAATTAAACCATATTTTGTAATAGTTTGAAATTTTTTACCCATTTCTATTGTAGCGTATTTGTTATCATTATCACCGATAAAAGATGCGAAATATGTTGGTATACATATTTCATTAATATAAAATTTTGACCATAAATCAAGAAATTGAGAATACGTTTTCGCTTGTGAAAATATTTCTTTACTTTTCGTATGTCCCTCTTGACTTTCGCAATTCATCTGTCTTTTTTTATTTTAAGATAAAAAAGAATTGATATAAACTCATAATTGTTGATAAATAAAAAATTATGTATCAGCCGAAGACAAAGAAATCGGAACAAAGTTTTAAGAATATTTTATTGGCTCATAATCCTCATAATGTTCCGCTATCACAAAGAAAATGGCCTGAAAGAATACGTATATTTTTTTGTGACCCTGGCATCAGCCATTTCGCGGTAAGAATCGAGGAAAGAAATATTAGACGTGATGAAACTATTAAAACTTTACTTTTTGAAAAAATAGGTCTGGCGAAAGAAGAACAAGAACCTGACCGAGATAATGTGACTAAAATATTTACATTCGTTCAAGACTTTTTAGATAATCATAAAGAACTTTTTTTAACATGTCATATGATATTAATAGAGAAGCAATTACCTGTAAATTATCGAACCGTTAGAATGTCTCAGCATGTATTGACTTATTTCATGATATTATTAAAAAATAAAGAACCGGAGTTACCAATGTTTATTGAAGTAGCTCCTACATTAAAAGGACGAGAATTAGGAGCTGGGAATTTAAACGAAAAAGGAATCAAACAATGGTCAGTTGTTAAAGCTATTGAACTATTGACTATTCGAGAAGATAAAAAAGGATTAGAAGTTATGAATCGTAAAATAAAGGGTAGAAAGGAGAAAAAAGATGACTTGGCAGATTGTGTAACAACCATCGAGGCGGTTTGTAGTCAATTTGGGTGGCCTTTAACAAAACCGATAAAAAAAGTTACTTTAAATATAATTCCTGTTATTTCGGAAATTAAAAAACCTAAGTTGATAATTACTAAATAAAAATGATTAAAGCTATTTTTGATTTTGTAAATTAAAAATGGGTAATTCAAATTCAAAAACTATTAACGAAGTTATAGACGGTATATACAAAAGCGAAAAATTTGCTATCTATCAGCGTAAGTTTCAATCATTAAATCCGCCTAAAATTCTTTATTTAGATGACGAAGATTTAATCGTTGAGTCGGTGGATGACGGACCATATACTATTGCTATATATGAATTTGATTGGTTGAATTCTAATGTCGAAAACGAAATTTATAGAGATCTAGACGAATTATATTTATCATATTTACCCTCCGGGGTTCATGAAGAAAAAATAGAATCTATTAAAGATAATGAAGATGACAAAGATAATGAAGATGATAAAGATAGTAAAGTGCATGATTTCATTTTTGATTCTGTATCGGAAGATCTGAAGGTTGATGAGTGGTTAAATAAATATTTTCATCCGGAATCAACCGGATACAAAGAATTTAAAAGTATGAAAAATACGAAGACTGGTTATTCATTAGTCGAAATTTGGTATTTTATGTTCCAACATGCAGCCAAACAAGATTATACATTAATCCCTACATCTATCGTTGATAATGAATTAAAATCGAAAGTATATGAGATTAAATTTCATGAAAAAAGTATTGTACTTATCAGTGAAATAGATGGTAAATTTTGGTATACAGGAATTGCTCCTGAATGTTTTAATCATATTCAAAAGATATATGATAGACAGTAATATTAATGTTAAACATTAATATTTAATACATTATTTTAAATTATCAGGGACATTCTTTACTTTCCTATCCAAATATAATTCTCGTAAATTACTTAATGAACCTATCTCAGGAGGTAATGTTTCTATCTGATTGTTATGCAAAGACAATGTTTGTAAATTACTTAATGAACCTATCTCAGGAGGTAATGTTTGTATTTTATTGTTATTCAACCATAATTCTTGTAGATTACTTAATGAACCTATCCGAGAAGGTAATGTTTGTATCTGATTGTTATGCAAAGATAATATTTGTAGATTACTTAGCGAACCTATCTCAGGAGGTAATGTTTCTATCTGATTATTATACAAATATAATGATTGTAAATTACTTAATAAACCTATCTCAGGAGGTAATGTTTTTATCTGATTATTATACAAATATAATGATTGTAAATTACTTAATAAACCTATCTCAGGAGGTAATGTTTTTATTTGTTTATTACTTAAATCCAACTTTGTTTGCTGAAACAATTGATAAATACTTCCTTCATATTTTATTTCTCTCTTAAGTTTATTTAATTTAACTAATAATGAATAAACCTTTCTAACAGATTTACCATCAAAGTGTTGTTTCCAATCTGGAAATTCATTCTCTAGTTTATATATCCAGATATGATTTTGTTGACAAATTAATCTATTAAACCTTCGATCGGACTGACACAAGGATAATAAATTATCTAAATCTAACATCGTAGCGATATGAAATAAAGCAACTTGATCGAGTTGTTCCATCTCTTATATATTAGATATATAAAAAATAACATAAATATTGTATCAATATTACTCTGCATAAGTTGGTCTTCTGGATGCACGAGCCCTTGCATTACCACCATTATTTCCTCCAAAAAGACCTCCAAGACCCGACATTATCGAATTAAAATCGAAACCTCCATTTGTCGATGGAATGTCCGGGACTCCTTCCTGTACGCTTCCACCAGCGGCTAATCTCTCTCCTTTCTTAATTTGTTCTGAAGGGTCTTTTCGAGTCATAAATGAATTAACTATTTGTTGCATTATATCTCCGATTCCAGGACCTAAATAAGAAGCGAACAATCTAATTACTAGGAAGATCAAAGCATTAAATAGAGATAGAATAATAATTCTCACTTCGACTGGCCAACTAGATCCTAAAGAACCGTAAGATTTTTCACCTAATTCTACTAATAATTTTTCATATTTATTCATCAAAGCTAATTGGTTAAAAGTGTAACCCCCTAGATTTAATCCTAAAATTTTAACACAAAACAATTCAATACAGGCAAATAAAATTAAAAGATAAACTTGATACGTACCCACACTATTATCAATATGAATTTGATGAACATATCTTTCATAATGTTTATGTTTGACTTCCAAACCTACACTATTATCGAAAAAAGGAATATTAAATTCTGGATAAGCATTTCTTAAAATACCAAATTTAACATTATAATCAGCATGCCATTTAGCTTGCTCAGCTGGAGACATGGCAGCGTAATTTGGCATTGGAGGAGGTAGGTTCTGTGGGGGGTTCTGAGTGTTATTTCTTGGTTGAACTCTTCGTCTTACATTTTGATTATTGTTTTGTTGGTTAGTGGTTTGATTGTTATTTCTGGTTTGAGATGATCTATTCTGGTTCGATTGATTGTTATAATTATTTTGAGTTGATTGATTATTATTTTGATTGTTATTTCTGGTTTGGAATGGTCTGTTTTGTTGGTAATCATTTTGGTTCGATTGATTATTTTGATTTCTGTTCTGATCGTTATTACTATTAGATCTAGTTGAGATAGTAGGGGGAGGTTCCTGAATTTCATTCGAATCGTGATTATTTTCGATAATTGTTTCTATTATTGGTTCTTCGTCATATAAGACTTGTCTGGTCTGAACAGTTTGAGTAACTGGTTCTGTTCTTACAACTGGTTCTGTTCTTACAACTGGTTCTGTTCTTACAACTGGTTCTGTTCTTACA